GATGTGCTTGCCGGCGATGTATCCGGCATCGTCCAGCACCTTCGATCCGCTCAGGATGTATTTGCGCACCCGCTGGCGCTTGATGCGCTTCTGGCGCACCTCGACGCTTCCGATGGCCTCAAGCTGGGCCAGCATCTCGTCGTCCAGTTCGCTGTCGCGGTAACGCTCCTCCTCGCCATCCAGGCTCTGGAAGATGCGAACCGTCTCGGCCACCATCTCGACCCGGTAATACTCGGCCACATAAATGACGTCAGGCGTAGACCAGTCGAACTCGTGCTGGTGGACTTCCTTGGGCCATGACGCCGGGTCGTCGTTGTACGCCTCGCGGTAGGCGTCTGGCGTCATGCTGGTCAGCACGAAACACCGCTTTGCGTCGGCCTTGTCCTGGCGCTTGGCCTGAAGGTCGAAGAACACCGAGGAATCGGCGTCGAAGATCGGCTCGATCTTGATCCGCTGGCGCTCGTCCTCGTCGTCTTCCTCGTTTTCGTACACCGTGCGCAGGCGGTATGCGCCGAAGCCGCCGCCCACGGCCTCCTGGAATGCGTTGTCGTACGCCTCATCGGCGCCGCTGTCCTGCTCGTCTGCGCGGTACAGGTCGTCGCAGGTGTCGGCCAGCGGGTCGTATTCCTTGCCTTCCTTGCTGACGAAATCGACCGTCACGCGGTTCGCCCGGTACTCGCTGAAGATGCGCTGAACCGCGAGGGCGATCTTGTTGACCTCCATCTTCGGCTTGTTCTCGAACTGCGCTCCCAGCGGGCCTTCCCACTGTGCCCCGGCGATGCTGTAGAACCGCCGATCCTGCAAGCACTGCAGGCGCTCATCACGTAGGGCGCCCTGGATGGCGTCAAACTCCCGCATCGCTTCCTGATGGATGCGGGCCAGCCGCTGCTCGGTCGATTCTCTGGCCATTAGGGGCTCCGGGGATTGCGCATCGGGCGCGATTATGCTACGCGTCCGTGTGAAAGTCTATCGCCATCGGTGGGCGGTCGGAACCACTAGGCCGGCAGTGTCGATTTTCTTCGTCGTCGCGCCCGTCACGGCTGGGAACAACGCGGCCAAGCCCCAGATCAGCGCGTCGGCCCGGTTCGGGCTGCGGCTGCCGGTGTAGCCGGTCGTTGAGAACCCGCTCAGTTCGTCCTCCAGCTCGGGGAACATGCCCACATGCCGCACCTTGCCCTGCTCGTAAAGCGACGAGAACGGCTCGGCTCGCACCACCTTGCCACGACTGGCCGTCACTGGTCGGAACGGCGTGCGCGGGCGTGCTGTCTCGATCACCTGGCGCACCATTGCACCGCCGTAGTTCGTCTCGGCCACCACGCAGTCGGCGCTGTGCCGGTCGAATGCCTCTGCGGCCACGCGGCCCCATGTGGCGGGGCCGGCTTTGACGGTCAGGTCTTCTAGCAGGTAGCAGGCGCCATCCGTGGCTAGACCAACCACCACGATGCCGATAGCGTCATTGTCGGCGCTGGCCTCGTCGTCTGCGCCGCTCGGGTCCACTGCGACCACCACGCGCACCAGTTGCGGCACGGCGCCGTCCAGTACGCGCCATCGGTCGATGTGCTCCTCTGGGAACAGGGCGTTCGGGTTCGCATCGGCAAACCGGCCCTCGAGAAATCGCGCCCGCATTCTGGCGGGCAGTGACTCCAGCATGCGCAGGTATTCAGGGCTCAGGTTCGCGGCGTTGTCGGTCGGGTTGATGCTGAAAGCCGCGTAGTCCTCGGGCCTGGGCAGGTTCAGGCGCGTCTCAGGGTCGCGCTTCTCGACGAACTTGCGATAGGTCCAATGCGTCTTGCTGGGCGGGTTGCAGTCGTAGTAGGCCCGCAGGCGCAGCGGTGCAGGCGCTCGGCCTTCGATCTGCTGCTCGGCCTTCTGCGCCAGGCGCGTCAGGGCGGTGTCAACGGAGCCCAGCGGGATTTGGCTGCACTCGTTGAAGTACAGCGTGGCGAACTCCTGGCCCAGAATCTTCTCGGTGCGGTCCTTGTCGTCCAGGCCGGCGAACCAGATTTGCGAGCCACCGGGGAAGCTGACATAGCCGTCCTGCTGGTGCATGTCCCATGCCACGCCGGGGAATGCTGCGCGCATGACCTTTGGGAACGTGTCCAGCACCACGCTGGCTTTCAGGTGGTTGTAACGAAACCGGAAGATCGCGTGCCGGCTGTTCGGCGCCTTCAGCGCCCGCATGACCACATTGCGCGTGAGCAGGAACGTCTTCCCGCTGCGCGAGCCGCCGAACAGCATCAGGTGCGTGGCATCGCCGCTCAGGACTTGCTGCGCGGCCTTCTGGCGGTCGGTTAGCTGGAATGCCATCGGTCAGAGTTTCTCGTCGTCAGACTGCGCAACGAGTTTCACCGCGCCGCCGTCATGGCCAGCCAGCTTAATCATGTCGCCGTATTTCTTTGGGGCGAGTTTCGATAACAGCCACTTGCGAGTATCTACCTGCAGTTTGTGTTTCTGAATCGCGGCCCAGTCCTTTTTGCCATCGACAGTTTCAGGGTCTTGGTCGGATATTTCCATCAGGTCGTTGGCGATGCGCTCGACGAAGTTCTCACGCGCGCATGCGTAGGCTTCCGCCAGCGCCGCGTCCTCCTCAGCCCACCTGGTGAACGTCTGCATCGGCACGCCCACCTTCGCGCACGCCTTGAAGCACGACATGCCTGAGTTCATCGCCGCGATGACCTGATCGGCCAGCTTCGCCCGCTCAGGGCTTCCGGGTTTGGTTCTCATGGCTTCGGTCCTTTCATGGCTTGCTTGAACTCCTTATGGGCATCCCTGAGCGCCGTGATCGCGTCAATGCAGGCTTTGCTGGCGATAAGGTGATCCATCAAAGATGCGTATCCGAAACGCTTACGCCTGAATCTGCGATCTGCATGCACATCAGATGCGAGGTCGCCCACTGGGTCATTGCGATTGAACTGCATCCTCAGCCATGAGTCGAAAGCCGGCTTTCGCGTGTCCATCTTGAGCGCTCGGCCCTTGATTGCAATGCCCTTGTAGACCATGAGCCCCTCGCGCTTGACCTTGGCGATCTTCGGATGATTCCTCATGTCCAGGCCCCATGCGCAAATTGTCCCAGCGTACAGGCCCTGCTGCATACACCACCTCCTAAATGACCAGAACAGGTCACCCGCGCTTGTGACGGCAAGAGCGTCAATGTCACAGCACTGGTCAATCCATCGTGAAATGTCGTTTCGCATACATTCTCCTGTAAGCCTCCACTATATCACACTTTAAGACACCAGGGGAGGGTAGGGGAGGGTCATCCTATATGAAGGGTATCGCGTGCGTGTGTGCGCGTGACGTATCAAACAGGATAGGTATCCCCTACCCTCCCCTACTATCCCCGAAATCGTTCGCACTTAGGGTAAACCCTGATTCCTTGCCTTTTCCGTTGCATTCAGGTCGATGCCCTTCAGCGTCATGATTCCGGCCATCTTGACCTTGCGCAGCCCCGGAACAAGCGTCATCTTCTCCCCCCAGACTGTCTGCGACGGCTCATGCTCGCCCCTGGATTGCTTCCAGCGCCTGAACGATGCGTACAGGTCGGACGATCTGGCATGCGTTCCTGCGTCCGTTTTGCAGCACTCCTCGATCCACATCGCGATGTCGTCGTGCTCGGCCATGTAGTCTCGGCTGGCGTCCTCAACGCTACCAGGGATGGCCAGGCCATCGGCGTACCACTTGCGGGCGCCCTCAATGGCCCAAGCCATGATGCCGGGGGCTTCGGCCTTGAGCTTCTCGGGTAGCTTGGCATCCTTGGCCGCTCCCTCAAACTTCTGCAGGAACGGCACCAGCACCATGCGGCGGGCCATTGCAGGATCGCCGCCCTTCAGCCGGGGTTTGTGGTTGCCTGCAATGAGGTGCTTATGACTCATCGTGAAGGTGAAGTTGTCCTGCCGCATGAAGCGCGCCGTCAGGGTTTCGTCGCCGGTCAGTTCTTTGATCCGCGCCTCAGCCCAGAAGCTGCCCTCCTCCAGTTCGTTGCTGACGGCTAGGCGCTTGCCGTGTAGCTGGGCCAGTTCTGTCGGATGGCGCTCGTTCTTGCTGCTCATGAGGGCCGTGGTTGGCAGTTTCAGAGCGTAACTGCCCATGATCCACATCAGGATGTCAAGCAGCGTAGATTTTCCGTTGCTTCCCTGCCCGTGCGCGAAAAACAGCTTTTGCTCGCGCCTGTCGCCTGATAGGCAATATCCGCACATGCGCTGCACAAACTCAATTGTGTCGGCGTCGTCTGCGAACACCTGAGAAACAAACCGCAGCCAATTCTCGGTTTTCTGCCCAGCGTCTGGCGATACTCTGCAAAGCTGCGTCAGATACTGTTGTCGGTTTCGCTGGTGCGTTTTGCCGGTTCGCAGATCAACCAGACCGTCAGGTGTGTTCAGCATCAGCGGATCGTTATCCCACTGTGCTGCCGGCACCACGATGGCCGGGTCAGACTGCGCCAGGAACAGCAGGGCGTTGACTGTCTTCGCGCTGGTGATCGGCTTGCGGATTTTCTGGTCTGCCAGCATGGCCACAGTGCGCGCCGTCTTGCGGGCCAAGTCGAACCGTATCAGGTGGTCGTCGCGTTTCCAGTGTGTGCCTTCGTCGTGCATCCAACCCATGCCAGGGGTCCACCGAAGACCAGCCCCGAATTGCGCCACGAACTCGAGCGCCAGCGAGTCGTCGGAGAACTCTGGCGGTATCGGCTCGATCTCCCCGGTGTCGGCGTCGATGACCTCGGACCCCTGCACCGCTGGCGCGGCCTGGGGCCGCTGCACGACGGCGCCTGCGGGTATCGTCGGCCTGCTGCGCGGCTCTGGCTTCATGCCCAGCGACTCTGCGGCGGCTTTCACGGCCTTGCGAATGTCGCCACCATGCTCGTAGAACCGGAACAGGTCAAACGAACTCACAAGCTGGCCGCTCTCGTCGCTGCATAGCGGGTCGCTGGCGTGGTGAATCCACGCCTTGCCATCGAACAGGATCACGCCCGCCAGGCCGGTGCCAGAGTGCGGGGAAAGCCACCGCTTGCCCTGCTGCTTGTAGCCGTACTGCGTCAGGGCCGCCTCGATGCTGTGCGCCCGCTCGTAGGCGTCAATCACGCTCGGGCTTGTGCTATCGTTTGCGGGCCGTGCGGGGGCTTTTGCAGGCTTCGGTATCGGCCGTTGCGGCGCCCACGGGCACAGGCCCTGCAATTGCGGCTTGAGCGCAGCCCAGTTCTGCCACAGCGCCAGAAGCCACGCAGGCGGCTCCGGTATCGTGCCGTTCGGCTTCGTCAACCAGACGTATGGCTTGCCGGTGTCCGGGTGAATGCTCGGCGGCAGGACGTCCTGGCGCTGCTGATCGGTCGCGCTGCGAATCTCAAAGACCGTGAACCGCTTTCCAGCGTCATCCTGGCGCGGCCATGTCAGCGAGTGATACGGCAGTCCCAGGCCGTCCGGCACGCGGAACATGATGCGAAACCCTGGCGCTCTTCCCTGGATCGTCGGCGCGCTTTGTGCCAGCGCGTCGATGTCCCATCCAAACTCGGCGCAGATGGTGCGCATCGCGTCCAGATCGTCGATGTCCAAACTGCAGAGCCTGGACGGCCCGAGGGCCACGCCGATGTTCGCGCTGGGCCTTCGTTCGTAGTAGCTGCGCGCCTGCTCAGGGTCTGTGATGCACTCGTTGCCCCAGTTGTCTGACAGTGGCCGCTTTGCGCTTGGCGGCAGTGGCACCAGGGAAAACCCGTACTTGCGGCAGTAGGTGGCTGCGAAGTCTGCGATTGTCGGTGTTGCCGGCGTGCTCGGGGCCATCAGAACAGCCCCTCCTGCCGCACCGCGTGCTCTGAGTCGATCCACTCATGGATGATTTGGCCAGGGGGCACCTCGTCAAGCCTGATCCATGGCCGCATGTTGTGCAGGGGGGACAGGACCACATCGAGGCAGTCCATGCACTGGATGCAGATGTGCGTCGTCCCGTTGGCGAAGACGCGCCGGGTGTAACGGCGCTCGCCGTCGTGCGAGCAGATGCTCATGGTGAACTCCTAGAGCCAGCCAGACGCATCCGGGTGGCGCAGGTTGATGGGAAAGTCCAGTATAGACCCGCAGCGCGGGCCTGAGTCAAGCCTCACCAGGGCACGTCATCATCGATGTCGTCGAAGCTCGTCGGCGCCCGAGGTGCAGGCGCAGGGGCCTGTCGCACCCGCTGTTCCCTGTCACGGATGGCCATGGCATCGCGCTGGTCCTGGGTCATGCGGGCCGGTGCCGGTGCCGGGGCCGGTGCAGGCGAAGGCGAAGGCGAAGGCGTACCCCAATCCCCCTTCGGCTGCACCGAAAGGCTCATGTACTTCTGCCCCGCTAGCTTGGTGCCGTCGCGCCCGGTCTTGATCCAGGCGCTGAGCCAGTATTCCGTGCCGTCGACGTTGATCGAGCCCCGGTAGTCCGGCCTGGAATCGTTGCCCTGCTTGTCGTTCTTGGCCAGAAGTCCGCTGTTCGTGTTGTCGTATGCCATGCGCGCCTCAGTTGCAAGTCACATTGCAAGTCCGCAGCGCGCCCGTGCCCATGCAGCATTCGCTGCAATACATCGTGCGGCCGTTGATCGTGATGGTGTAGTACCGGCACGAAGCATAGGCCGCTGTCGCCAGCGTGGCCGCGAGGATGAGTGTGAGTGCTTTTTTCACTTTGGTTCTCCAGTTGGTAGCGCAAAGCCTGCGCCGTGGCATAGGGTCAATCTTCAATGACGGGCTTGATCCGCGCCCGATGCGGCCTGCGCCCGAGGTGAAACTGGTGGCAGAACGGGCAGTGGTAAACCTGCCGGCTCTTGCCTCGCCTAGTGCTGCGTGCGCCCACAAGCTGGGCCTGGGTGAACGTGGCAAAGCCCACCTTACCTTCGCAGGCTGATGCGCGGTAGGTGTCGGATGGGGTCATGCTGTCAGAAGCCGCCATGCGGTTGCTGCGCAGAGTGGAACCTGTCCGTTGCCAATGGCTTTAAGTCGGTCCACCCGAGCGGCCACCCCATTAGCCACTCGACCCACGTCGGGTTCAGACTCCCACCAGCTTGGCTTGCCAAAGTCGGGGTATTCCTGTTGGCTTCGCTTGGTGCATTTGTTTCTTTTGCGTTGTGTGCAGTCGGCGTGGGCCACAAGCCAGAACCTGTCCCGCTGATGCGGCGCTCCAACGTCGGCAGCTCCCAGCACTGTCCATCGGCAGTCATACCCGAGCGCGGCCAGATCACCAAGGACTCGTCCGAGTCCCCGAGTAAGGAGCGCTGGGCTGTTTTCCACGAAGACGTAGCGGGGCTGAACCTCGCCAACGATGCGCGCCATGTGGGTCCACATGCCTGATCGGGCTCCGTCAATGCCGGCGCCTTTGCCGGCCACGCTGATGTCCTGGCAGGGAAAGCCGCCAGAAACGACGTCAACACGGCCGCGCCATGGTCGTCCGTCAAAGGTGCGAACGTCATCCCAAACCGGGAAGGGCGGGAGAAGGCCGTCATTCTGTCTGGCGGCAAGTACGCTTGCGGCGTAGGGTTCCCACTCAACGGCGCAGATGGTGCGCCACCCGAGCAGCCCCCCCCCGAGAATGCCTCCACCAGCGCCCGCGAATAGAGCCAGCTCATGCACTTTTCTCCACCAGCAACGCCACCGCATCCTCAACCGACCGGCAAACCCCGGCCACGCCGCCTGCCTGGCGGATCGTGGCGAGGAACTCCTCCTGACCTGGACGCATGCGCCCGGTGGCGGATTTGACCTCGATGGCCAGCGTACGCCCGTCTTTCAGCACGCCCATGATGTCCGACATCCCTCGCTGCGTGTTCGCCCGGATGTATCGCACTGACCCGTCCCGGTTGCGCTCCTGGAACGTGCCCGAGTTCTGCCGCCAGCATTGGGAGACTTTCGGGTGGCGCTTCAGCAGCGCCATGACGGCCTTGAGAACCTGTGCCTCTGTAGGCTGGCCTGACGGTTTGCGCGGCCCGCGCTTCACAGGCTCAGGCGGGATGTCCAGCAGCACGCGGGGCTTGCCGCTGATGGCCGCTAGCTGGTCCATCGTGGCTTGGTTGCGAAGCATGACTTCGCGCAGGGTTTCGCGGCCTCGGGTCATGCGAACAGTCCGATCTGATCGTCAGCGCGCGCGGCTTCCGCTAGGTTACGGCAGGCGATGTCGAAGTACGATTTCTTGAGTTCTGCGCCCACGAACTTCCGGCCCATCTTCAGGCTCACATAGCCCTCGCTGCCAATGCCGGTAAACGGCGAAAACACCAAGTCGCCGGGATTGCTCCAGAGTTCGACGCACCGCTCGATGACGTCCAGTTGCAGCGGGCAGATGTGCCGCTCTTCGTCTTTTTCCTTGGCCAGCTTGTAGTTCAGAACGTCAGTCTGATCGATGTCAAACCAGACGGGCGAAGCGTATCGCTGCCACACTGAGATGGAGTAAAGGCGCTGGCGCTCTTCTTCGCTGCGCGCGCGGCCCCAATCCTTGGACTGCGGGGCGTTGTAGCTCGAACCGATGTAGTCGAAGAACCGCTCTTTACCGCGCGTCACAGGTTCCCATTTCTCCTCGTCTGCCCACTTACGCATGACGATGATGTAGTCGGCCATGCCCTGCCGGCTGGCCGCGCTGTCCTTGCAGAGTTGCTTGTAAAGCAGGCCATGGTTCTTCGTGCGCTGCATTTCAATCACAGGGTCCTTCCAGATCGTCACGCGGCTATGGTATTGCCAGCCCTTCGATTCGTACATCTTGATGATCTCGCCTGGGAAGTCTCGCAGCCCTGCGGCGCCGTCACGGCCCTTATACATGGGCAAGTCTTTGCAGTGGATAGCAGTCAGCCGACCCGGCTTCGTAATGCGGTGCAACTCTTCGGCCAGGAAGGCGTAGTGCTCCATGAACTCGCCATCGTCCGTGCTGTTGCCCATGTCATAGTCTGAATCGCTGTAGATGTAGAGATTCGAGAATGGCGGGCTGTAGACGCTGAAGCCGATGGAATCGGCCTCAATCTTTCGCGCCACATGCACGCAGTCGCCATGATGGACGGTCCAGCCTTCGCCCGTTTGCTGGCCGAAGTAAGGCGTCTCGTTCATCTGGTGTTCCTGCTTGTAAAAGTTGGAGATGGCGCGCACCATCTCGGCTTTCATGACGTTGTGCTTTTGCTCTTTGTCCTGAATGATGGCCAGAATAGATCGCTCAGAGTCTGCCGCCATGACGTAGCAGTTGACCTCGCGTTTCTGGCCGAATCGGTAACAGCGCCGGATAGCCTGGTAATAGTCCTCGTAGCTGTAGGACAGGCCCACGAATGCCATGTTGCGGCAGTGCTGAAGGTTCAGGCCCATGCCGGCGATTGACGGCTTCGTGATGAGCACGCGGATGGAGCCATCAACGAAGCCGTCTAGGCTCTTTTCCTTCTTGTCGATGGAGTCTGATCCGCGCAAGTCCACCGCGTCAGGAATCAGGCCCTTGAGCGCGTCAGCTTCGTAGTTCGTGTTGCACCAGACTAGCCATGGCTCGTCGCTAGAGTTGACCAGCTTCGCCACCTCTGCAGCACGCCGGTCAACGGTCAGGCGGCCCTCCTTATGTACGCTGGTGGCGTTAATGGTGACGGTGCGGAAAAGCTCGCCCTCTGCGGCAGGCAGGCCCTCCGTGGACACCTCAACGAACGACTGATTCAGGGCCGGCAGCACATAGGCGCGGCCATCGTAGCCAAGATCTGCAGGATTGGACAGGCACACGCTCCAGGTCGCGCACCATTCCCAGAACTTCGTAGCAGCGTGCGGACGCAGCACATACGCGCCGGCCTCCATCGTGTCGTTCTGGAAAAACCGCATGATCATCTCGTTGGACGGCATGATGCCCAGGAACTCGGCATGGTTGCCAAGCTCCAGATAGTCGTTCGGGCTCGGGGTTGCCGTGCAGGCCAACCGATAAGGCACCCCAGCGCAAGACTCCAGAAGCGCGCGCTTGGTCTTGCCCATGTAGCTCTTCAGGATGCTGGACTCGTCCAGGACCACGCCCGAAAACGAAGACACATCGAACCGATCCAGCATCTCGTAGTTCGTGATGATGATGCCACCCGTCGCCTCAGTCTGGGCGCGGCAATACTGCACCGAGATGCCGAACTTCGCGGCCTCTTTGACGGTCTGGTGCGCAACGCACAGCGGCGCAACGATCAGCACGCGGCCTTGTGTATGCCGGCGCACCTCGTCAGCCCACGCCGTTTGCATGGCGGTCTTGCCCAGCCCCGTATCCGCAAAGATCGCCGCCCGCCCACGCCTGACGGCCCACGAAACGATGGCGTGCTGAAAGTCGAACAGATGCGGGTTCAGTTCTCCCGGCTGGTGGCCA